ATTGAATCTGAGTTCAATCCAAACATCCAGTTACCTCTTGTAAGGCCAGGTTTTGGACTCCAGTTGTACATTGATTCCCGCATACCATATCTTCGGGTATTTTGTGGACTATCGGTATTCCCCAACGGGGTTATCCTAATAACTTCAGAAGACCATTCATACATTACAGTATTTATCGTAGACTTTAATTTCTTAACTACTTGGTTTCTGTAATCTTCTAAACTCTTAAGTAAATCAGTAACATCTGCACTGAACATAATCAGCCTCTTACAGCAGCTACACGATATAGAACAACTGCAGCATTTGCAAAATGACTTTGAAAGCTATCTACATTAAATTGCAAGGAATTATATAAAATAAAATCCCCTTGCTTCGGAACAATACCTGATGCAGAGGAAATATAAAATAGAATTGCTTCCTTACCAATCAGGTCTGGATAATTATATGCATTAGCTTTAATGTGTTTTGGATATGCTTTGATACTATAATCAATATCTGTAGAAGTTACTTCTGATGTATTTACATTATAACTTGTTGTACCGACTTGCTTGTATGTCACTGCAATACCATGTCTTTCAATAGCTTTTGTGGCTGCATTAAGAAATAAATCCATATGCACCTCAAATAGTAAAGAAGCCTGTTGGGATTCCTGTATAACTTACAGAAGGTCTTTTAACAATATTATTATCGGGATTGTCATCGTTAGTCTGCATCTGAGACACAGATACACCACCAACCCAACCTTGACAATTTTGCAGAACAGGATTTGAGTAAGGATCTTTCAGATATAAAGTCAAAGCTTGCTTATATGATTCAGCAGCTTTGGAACCTTTAATACTAAAAATATCAACTTGCTCATCACCTCGCATACTTAGATTAAATAAGATAGATCTGGCAGCATCCATAGATGCTCGTGATACACTACCTGAATTCTTTTCCAAGAAATACTCATAAGTACTATCTGGAAGGATTGGTAATGTAATATCAGTATCCGCAACTAAAACCCGGACTTTTTCAATATCATTTAATGTCATATTATCTCCTGTTTTAGTATCTATTTTAAAAGCTAATTCATAACTCTTAAAATAGAAGCCCCGAAGGGCTTCAGTCCAATATTAGTTGGAGCTAGTGAACTGTACGACAGCTTGAGGGCGACGTAGTAGGTTCAGGAAGTTAGATTCTGATTCAACTTCAATCTTGCTTCCCTTTTGGTCCTTATAGGTCCAGACATATGCTTGCTCACCGATAGTATTGACTAGGTCAAACTTAGAAGCAGGGCTGAAATATGTCTTGAAGGTATCCATTGTACCAGTAGGAATCATATAGGCTTCAGCATCAGGGATTAGAGCCTGACCACCTAGTGAACCACGATACTCAATGAAACGAACACCAGCGTGGTCAAAGATTTGATAACGACCAGAGCGATAACCATTACGTTGACCTTCTTGAGTACTTGCGTAGAACTTGTAAGCTTCCTTGACGTTAGCTTGGCGAGTTAGCTTGTTGAAGAAGGTAGTACCACATAGAACCACGAAACCAGTAGCAACTTCACCAGACAATAGGTTGTCTTGAATGCTTGCAACACCTTCTTGGATCTTCTCGTTTACTTCAGTAGTAGCAGTACCTAGTACGCAGTCTACAGACTTACGAGTAACACCAAAGTCAGTGTAGAAGTTAGCAGTGACAGTACCGTTAGGAGCGTACTGAGTACCGTTAACAATAGTCCATGCACGAGCACGTTCTAGAGGCATAGCATGAGCCATACGGATACGAGCTAGCTTATCAGCGATAGCACGAGCTTCAGTGTCGGGTTGATCTGTAGTACCATAAGCACGACGACCTTGTAGCTCATGAGCAAACAGAGCGTCATCATAAGGGTGGTGAGTAGTTGCATAAGCATGAATCTTTGCGACTTCATCCTTACCTACGTTAGCACGAGTACCACGAACCTTGTCACCAACTAGAGCGATAGTACCACCCTTTGATTCAAAAGTTAGTGAATTCTGAGCAATACCTTGCTCACTGAAAATGCCTAGTTCACCAATTAGACCCCATGTGTTTGGGATAACATTTAGTTCTTGTGTGTAATCAGTTACTTCAAACTGATTTTGAAAGCTACGAGCAGTAGTCATAATTTAATTCCTTATTCTTATTAGATAGTATCTTGTACAATGATACCTACGGTAGCTAGTGAAGCGTACACAGCAGCCTTTTCAGGGTCAGTATCCACAGTAGTGCCTAGAGTTAGACCACCCTTACCAACCATAACAGGGCCACGAGCTAGAACTAGGACAGAAGTATCAGTAGTAGCAGGAACAGCTTTGTCTTCAATAACTACAGCAACTGCGTTCTGTGAACCGTCAACAGCAGTAGCTTCAACAATCTTATACTTACCAGATGCAGTGATCTTACCTAGAACTGTACCTACGGTATAAGTCTTTGCAGAACCTTCTAGGGCAGTTACTACTTCACGGCAGTAAGCTAGAGTTGGTTCGTATTCATGCTTGACAACATGTGAAAAGCGAAAGGTGTCTGTGGAAATAACAGCCATTTATATTCTCCTAATATTTATTTATTTACCAGCAGCCAGATTAGCTTTTACAGCTTTCAAGACAGCAGATTCTTGTACTTTAGGTGTTTCTACTTCATCAGCAGATGCACCAATTTCTTCAAACATTGCAGACTTTTCTACCTTCGCCTGAATGCTAGATAATGCATCTACAATAGAAGCAAAATCTTCTTCGGATTCAACTAGACCAACAGCCTTGAAAAGAACTTCAGCAATAGCCTTATCCTTTACAGCAGCTTCTAGCTTATCAAACTTTGATTTACGAACAGCTTCCTTCTTTTCAGCTTGGAATAGTTCAATTTGCTCTAAAGCCTTAGCTAGAGCTACTTTATTTTCATCAAGAGCTTTTTGAATTTCTTCAAATTGACTCTTAGCTACTGTCTCGATTTCTTGAGTCATTTGCTTTTCCTTTTTAACATTAGAACCCGAAACAGGCTCTTTATTCTTTTTAATAGCTTGCTTCATAATTGGTTCAAGAGTTTCTTGAGACTTTAAAACAGCAAGGTGTTCATCCTCAGATAATGCAATTAAAGATTTTGCAATATTCTCAGATTCATTCAAAGTATCTAGCAAAGTAAATGCCTGTACTTTTTCTTGAATATAATCTTCATAAGTCTTAGACTCTTCCTCATTAGGTTCTTCTACATAACCCATCAGGCGAGCTAGAACTTCGGCATCGCTTCCGTACAGTCCAAAGAATGTTCGCAGGAAGTCCGGTAACTCCATTGTTACTTGCACTGCCTGTGCCTTAGTGATAAACTCTTCTGAACGATTAGTTCCAACTGACTTAAAAAGTACAGTTGTAAAACTATTTGCGGCTCCACCGACTGCAGGACCGACAAGAGCTACAGCAGCATCAGGTCCAGAGAAGTCGAAATTCTTTAACTTACGAGTAGCTTTCTTTTTAGGCTCTTGCATTAGTCCTCCATATCTTCTACAATTGCATTGCACTGAATGGATAAACCATTGAAAGTTCCATCCTTAATTCCGTCCCAAATCCAGTCTTCTTTTGCTTTGATCACAGCTAACCATGTACCAGCTTTTACAACTCTTTCACCAACCTGCGCTTCCACAGGAAGAATGTAGCTCTCAACAAATTCATAACCTGTTGTATCTAACATATGGTATAGATTTGCCTTTCGGCATTGTGTATTAAAATCATGGCAGGCCTTCTCTACTTCTTCAGCAGAGTACCAATCACCATGCAAATCAGATGTAGATCCATCAGCATCTTGTGGTTCTAGGACTACAAATAAAGCTAACTTCTTTTCTTCATTCAAAGACTTAATGACTTGGATTTTATTTTCTTTTTCAGACATATTAATCCTTACGTCGAATTGCTAAATTATATCATAAATTAAAAGAATACTCAAGCTTATTGTCAAGAGTATTCTCAAATTAGTTATTCCCAGGTTGCGTCAATACTTACAGTACCACGAATAACCTGTGAAGCTGTTGCAGTACCAATTGGCATTTTAAGGAAGACATGCAAGTAGTTACCTGCGTTAACTGCTAAAGGTTGCTGGAACACCTTGTCCAAGGTGGTTGCTTGAGCGGCGATAGCTGCACCAATCGGGAATGATTGGAAACCAACAGGAATACGTCTAGGAGCCTTTGTAGCAGCACCATCAGCAGTAGCCAATGACACAGCACTACCATCAAAAGCAATACCCCATTGTAAGACAGTAGCGGACGTAGCAACGGCTGCACCAGTGTTGATTGTATCAATACTAATACCATGAATTAATAGAGTTCGACCTTGGTTAGTCGCTGATTGTGCAGGAACTTGGAAAGCAAACAGAGCGTAATCTGTTTCAGCACCAGCTACAGCAGCAAATTGGAATTGACCACCTAAAGTAGTATAACCTGCAGCAGTGTTAGACAATGTAGCTGACACAGGAGCAGCAGAGTTAGCCCAGTTAGCTAAATAACCCGTAGAAGCACCTACAATACCTTGAGCACCAATATCACCACCAAGAGCAGCTAAGAACTTGCGATCATATCCATATGATCCGCCATAGTATGCACCAATACAACGATGAAGTTGAACTTGTTGAGCAGTTGCTGTTGCGGCGGAGTTGTAAACTCTAGCGCAGAATGGACCTGATTCAGATGTTAATGGGCTTGGTGCTGTATCACCAATTGCAATACTTCCTACAACTACGTTATCAATTTGGAAAATAATGGCAGAGCCTGTAATCCAGATTAGATAATCATGAGCTACGTTTAATGCAGGAGTTGTAATTGCAGAGGTTGTTGATTCTGCTCCGGATACGGATACTGATACGCCGCGCAAGGAACCATCAGAGGCATATCGGAAGAATGTACCTGCAGTGGGTGCTGCAACACCTGTAGCTGTAAACATACCAAGTTCAACTACTGCACCAGTTACTAGAGTAGGTAGCATCGCTCTCCAAGCACAAATTCTATCTGCGCCTCGCGGTGCTTCAGCTTGTCTCCAAGATACTAGTCTAGCAACTGCACCTGACGCCACAGAGTTACCTGCATTCAATACAGCAGCGTTCTGTGTATTGGTAATTGTCATCGTAGTTAAGACTTGTGACCAAACTGAAGGGGAAATTGCAGAAGAAGCAAAACCTTGTTCAAAGTCTACCTGAACTTGAGCAGTACCCATCAAACCTTGACTAGAAGCTCCAATAGGGATACGAACTGCACCTACATCGTCAGCAAAGCCAACAAGTCCAGTTGTACCTGCGTGCATTTTATTAGTTGGTAGATTCACCTGTAGTTTATAGTTTGAATCTACGTTTGCCATCCCGGCTGTACTATTACCTGTTTCAATTGCTGCCATTATTGCACCTTATATTGTAAGTTACGTTTACCTACGCACCTTCCGGTGAAATAAACAGTAACTCTAAATTCACCAGTTCCTGCTTGAGCAGCGAACATACCCATATCCCATTCGTAGTCGTCAATACCTCTGCCAGTTGCAGGTTTACCACATGCCTCAACAGAGATTACACTTGTAGGGGATACACTTGCGTCTGTTATTGTAAAAGTAAAACTTCTTCTAGGTTTTGATCCAATATCAAACTCATAGATAACCCAAGGGTTCCCTCCTGAAGCTCCTGCACCAATCTCTTTGATAGAGTTATCAGAATGTTTTGTCCACAATTTAGCATCTGCTGTGTTAACAGCTAACTCACCAACTTGTAAATCCCCTGATACAGGAACAACCCCAGAAGTTGTACTTCTTTTTGTAATTAGGGTTGCCATCTAATCACCTCAGAATACGCCGCCATCTACGATGTTAACTGCCAAGGTTACATATGCATTACCTGCATCCTTAGTCCAAGACATAGAAGTATTCATACGCAGAACACCGTCAGTCCCATCTGTACCCCAAATATATCCTGAAGTTCCACCGGAAATTACAGCAACCTTCTCAT